GATGTACTCAATGCCGAGGTCTGCGGATGTACTCATAAATTCCTCACACGGTCGCGATAGCAGGGAAGCCCCGGCCACGCACATCGCTTAGTTGATAGACGCGGAGAGTCACCGCTGCTCCAGGGGACAGCCCGTCTGCGGTTTGGTCCGCAGCGGTATAAGTTGCGGTCGGAGTGGTCGAGGTAATCGTCCGAACAACGGCCGCGCCGCTATAGATATCGATGGAATACGCCTCGCTCAATTCGCCCAACGGGACCGGACCAAGACCAAGGCCGGGGACTTGCAGGCGAGTACGGCGAACCCACGTTACGGTAAGGTTGTTCGAGCCGTCGCGTACCCCGGCAACGTGAACCGGGGACTTGGGCATTTTGCCCACGCCGTTGTTGGTAAACGCTTGCGACGCGGTATCGACCTCGTTTGTTAGGAGGCTGACCGGCTTGAACAGGCGGGAGTAATACCAGTCTGCCGGGCCGAACTCGGTACGCCCGAGCGTCGTCGATTTGAGCAGGACGAATACCTCGTTACTGCCGTGCGTTGTATTCGCCTCGGTCCCGAGTCGGCCGCGCAATAGGTTGCTGAGTTGATACGTCGATGCCCCGATAAGGGTCGCGGTTGCGAACTGAATAATTTCCCCGCCCTGCCCGGATGCCGGCCCGAGCCACGCCGCGTTATAGCCGGCGATAATTAGAGTCTCGTCCATACTTTCGAGCGTCGACCCGGCGTAATCGAGAACGACGGTCAGCGTATTTCCACGGTCCCAGAAGTCGGTCGGCCCGGCCGGCAAGGCTACGGCAACATCACCGATAACCGTCCGCACGCCCACCTTGTTCATGCTGCTATAAGTCGCCCCGCCATCAATCGAGCGACGAATATCCGCACCGCGCCAGCCGGTCGATTCTCCGGTAACGGCCCAATAAAACCCGGCGTCGTCGTTGCCGTCGCGGACGATAGGCATATCCATGAGAACCAGCCGAGTAACGCCGGGGAATTTGACTACGTTCGCCGGTAGGTTGCCGTTTGTACCGACCGCATCGGAGGTATAAACCTCGGGGTCATCGCGTTGGGCTTCGACCGTATTCACACCGTTATCGCCACGCGCAATCCGCACGATTTTGTAAGGGATGATCTGGCCGTCTACCAGTACGCCTACAACGTCGCCGGAGCTACGCCGTACCCACTTATCGGTAATCGTAAAGTCAACGCTACGGCGCGCTGTCCAAGCCTCCCACAAGGTACGGTCGGCAATACGTCGTGCCTCGTCGACACTCAAGGTCAGAGGTAGTTCTACGGCGAGCTTGTTCTCGGCGTTGCCGATATCTTTAAAGGCGCGCTGGCTATTGATTTGGTAATCCAGCGACGGGTCGAGGTGCGTTAGTGATACCTCCTTGGGCATCTCCAACGCCGTGACCGCTTTGAAGCGCGCCGGCTCGGTCGTATTGTCGGCACCTTCAATCGCACCCATATCCCCGACCGGGATAACTCCCTTCATCCCGGCGCCGCGCTTAACGCAGCGGACTTGCCCGGCCTGCTCGGCGAGGTCGAAATTAAAGGCAACTGCGAGCGGTGCCAGCGCGCCGCTAGCTTGGACCGACCGCGCAATAACCAAGCCGCGTAACACATCGTTAAGCCCGGTAATCGAGATATCGGAAACGCCAACGCGACGCGCAATATCGTGGACCACGGCGGCGACATTCGTTGTCGCACTCCCGGCGATTTCGACCTCAATGTTAGGCAGTCGATTCCCGAAGTCGGCTAGCTGCAAATCCTTGAAAACGATATACGCGATATTTCGATAAGCCGGGGTCGTCGGGTTATAGGACTGAATCCAACTATCGGGAACTTGCACCGCCGAGCCCGGCCAGAAGTGCATTTCCTCCATAACCGAATGCGTGCCCATCGCCTTGGTTACGATCTGGCCGTTAACCGGGTCGACGGCGGGAACGGCTATCCCGGTCGCGTCGTAAATCAGTTTTGAGTTTGCCCAAATCCGATTCACCCCGACCATCGGACCAGCGCCCATCGCCATTGCGAAACTTACCCGGTAGCTATAGGTCGTTGTAGTCGCACCACCACCGCCACCCTTACCGCCTCCAGACTCCTCCTCCTCGGAGGTTTCGAGTAACCCGGTCGACCAGATGACGTTCCCGCTTGCGCGGTTCTCCGGCCCGTAAATTAATGGAATTGCGTTCCCGTAAGTCGAGACAATAATCTGCTTATCTTGCAGGCGCGGTCCCTCAAGTTCCGGGCCGTCGGGCGGGTCGATAATCCCGCCAACTGTCATACCGATTTGCGCACCCATGATTGGGCCGACTGGCGTAAAGAACCCGATTACGGCACCAGCAATACCGCCGATAACTTGCCCGACGCTACTCATAGTTCACCCTCAAGGTTCGGATACCGCCACCAGCTTTTGATTCGCGCCAGCCACTCGGGGGTTAGGCCGTGTTCGACCACTCCCCCGGCGTCGCTATAGGAATGAATCAAGGTCGCGCCGCCTCGGCTATCGCTCGCCAAGATCGCAAGGTGCATGGGCAAATCGTCGCGCCATTCTAGCCACGCGATATCCCCCGGCTGCGGCGTGCCTTCAACCAGCCGGAGAAATTGCCGCATCCCTTCGCCCATCCGACGCGGGTTAGGTATACGGCTATATCCGCCGAACCGCGCCCACGCCTCTTTGTCCTCGGGTAGCGCTCCGGTTGCATGACCGACGCCACGAATCAACCCGACGCAATCCACGCCGACCCCGCGAACAACCGCCTGATGGTGGTACGGGGTCCGCAGCCAGCGACGCGCCTCGCTTACGATTTGCTCGCGCATAGTCATCCCTTGGCGTCTGGGTATTGGTTAATAGAATCGGAGCCGGGCACGTCGGGGAAACCACCGTAATCAACCATGTCTGCGTTGAAGCGCATATGGTCGGTCGGCGACTTGTTGCAGCCGGGCGTCGCGGTATAGGTGTCGCCAGTTTCAATCGGGTAAAGCAGCGGCGACCAGAGAACAAAAACGCCAGCCTCGAACCGTTTAATTTCCGACTTCGCCCCGGCGTTGGCTCCCCCGGTAAAGGTCAGAATGCCTAGATCAAAGTGACCATTTGGCTCGGCCCGCGAACTATCGATAACGATACGACGCGTCGACGCGTTGCTCGCTGCCGGCACCGCTGTAGAAGTCGCCGACCCGGCGACGGTAATCGCCGCCAGATTGACCGGACAGCGAGCGTCGAGCGTCGACCCGAACCCGTAGCGGCACGACGGCGAAAAGACTTCCAGCAATCCCTTCTGCCGCAGGTTGGCCGACCCGGTTAGCACTTCAAATTTAAACCCGTCGACGCCGTGGCTCATACTCCCGGTGGTCCCGGCCATGAGACGAAACGGCGTCTGGCCGCTGGTGTTATTCCAGGGCACCATCCAAATTTCAAACGCGGCGAAATCGAACAAGCCGTTATAGAGTTCCTGCTCGCTGATACCCGCGTCGGAAATAATTCCCAATAATTCCATGTTGCCGCTAGCGCCGATAGTCGTCGATTGCTCGGTAGCCGTAGCGGTCAAGGAATTGCACGGAGTATGAACAACCCCCCGGAAAGTCAGCGGCCGGTCGAGCGAAGTAAACGCGAAGACTTGGCCGTCAGTTCGGGTAATCGTCCACGTCTGCGCCCATTGCGTTGTGCATGGGATTTGATCGACGAGGACGAGCGCGGCCATTTGGGTAATCGGTGTATCGGCGTGGAACTCAACCAACGGAAGCGCGGCGAATTGCGTTACCCGCATCGGCGGCGACGGTGCCGCCATGACCAGCGCGGCGAATTGAGTCTCGCGAATGTTCGGCGGAATGCCGCCCATAACGAGCGCGGCGAATTGAGTCGAGCGCGTGGAAGTATCGCCGGACTCAAGTACCAGCAAAGCGTCTTGAGTTTCCCGAACCTCGGCCGAAGTCGGGAACGCTGCGGTGTCGCCACTGGTGCCAAAGGCTACATCGTCCCAACGGTGTAGCCCGGTGCTGGCGTTGTTGCCGATACCGGCGTACCCAGTCCCGGTAATTGACGCATCGGTAATCTCGATATTCCATGCGGCCGGTTCGGGGCCGGCTTGGCTATTCCAGATTTTCGCCTTAAGCGCCGTTCCGTTTGCCCGGAAACGAATACCGTAATAGGTGTTATTCGCCAGCGTCGGCACGGTTACGCTAGTTAGCGTGGTCGCGGTTCCCGATACCAGCTTGAGTATCCCGATACTGGTTTCGCTATTGTTAAAAAATACATAGCCGGTTTCCGTTGCCGCTGCGCCGGACCCGCGCACGATGGCGTAAAACTGACTAGCAGAAGTAAAGCTACTGGTTCGGAAACGGGCGAATATTTCCGCGTTATCCCGGCCAGAATCACTATCAATTGTGTCGTAAGACAACAGCCGGCGAGCGGTGGTTGTACGGGCAAATTCGAGATACTTGCCGGCCGTCGACGGGGCATCAGCACGCACAAGCCACGTCGAACCAGTCGACGTCCAGCGCTGAGTCCATCCAGTCGGGGCCGCCCCGGTGGTGTCTGAGCCGAAGCTTTGCGTGTATACGGTCATGCGGTGCGCTCAACCTTGAATTGGAGTGCGTCAACTTCGGATGGCGTGAACGGTGCGGCGCTCGCCGGGTCGGTCTGGTGAACATCGTGACGGTAGGTGTAAACCTCAGTCAGCGGTTTATCCGCACCGGCCGCAATCGATGCCCCGGAGACAATTGAGACTTGAGTATTAGCCGTGCCGGCCTCGGTCTTGCGCGCACGCTCAACCATGACCACCCCGTTAATAACCGAGATACCGCCCGGCAAATTCTGCAAACCGAATTGCGAGACAAGGCCGGTTGTGGCGGCCGTAATGTATGTAGTGTCATCGTCCGGGTTAGCCTCGTCGATGCACTCGTAACCGGTCGCGGCACCAACAGCGGTCCAGTCGGCAGTTGCCGTATTGGCGTCGGGGAATAGGGTCAGTACACGCC